GAAGGGGTTTTTTGTTTCTAGTCTACTGACTCTTAGATGTCATCAATAACTGATGCATCAGCAGTAATCGTAGCATCTACGAAGTTCGCTGGAATCTTCTCTTGCGCTGTGAAAGTCAAAGTGTATCCTGATAGATCACCCATTGCCGCTCCTGTTGCGATAGAGCCACCTGATACCTCAGCACCATACTCCAACCCCATCAAGAACTTGTTTCCGTTGTTATCTTCAATGATGACATGAGGTCTAGCATAAGCGAGTAGCTTCAACTCATTGTGAGTCTGCTTAGAGAGCTTCTTGAATGTCAAGTTCAATGTTTGCTCGTAGAAAGTAGTTCCGTTCTCACGAGATGAGTTTACCGCTTGTTCAAAGCTAGAGTTGCCTTTCACCTTAAACTCAAACCAATCTGGAGTACCACCGAATGAGTCGATCACATCAGTATCTGTTACATCGTAGGTAATAGCACCCAAGCTGTCGAAGTCTGCAAAGTACACAGAGGTGATACCACCTACTACATCCTTACAAGGTTCGTTTCTTCCTTTTGTTAATGTACAAGCCATTTGTTTCTATGTATTAAAAAAGGGTAGGCAGATTGAACCCACCTACCCTTCTATGGTTATTATCTAACTACTGATTAGGTGTAGTAAACTACATCTGCACCGATACCGATTTGACAACCAGCAGCCATACGCATAATCACACGAACATTCTTGCTACCATCAAGGTCAGCCATGTCTAGCAATTTCACTTCTTGCCAGTCAGCCAACAATGAAGTACCGAAGAACAAGTTAGACTTCTGTGCAGCGATCATATCGTTTGTAGGCAAACCAGAAGCAACGAACAACTTAACACCATCGAAAGCCAAATCGCCTCCGTTGTACCAAGTAGTACCAGCGTTGTTCACACCATTAGCACCCAAGCCTGAAGCACCGAAGCCACCCAAAGCACGAACATAAGAACGAGCGATGTGCTGAGATACATAGATGTATAGATCTTCCTTGCCGTACAATGCAGCTGGAATAGCATCTACTACTTTACCCAACTCTGTGATAACATTCGCAGCTGTGATAGTAGTACCTGTTACATCAATTACATCAGCGTTTGCAGCAGCCAAAGTAGTGAAGCCGTCAAACTCACCAGTAGTTGCCGAATCACCTTGCCAGATGTTTTCTTCGTTCTTAGCAGCTACTTTAGAAGATACATATCCAATCAAGTAATCAGCAAATGAAGCTGGTAAGCTATCGAAGGCAGAGTAGCCCATTTCAATCGCCATCCAGTCATCTTCAAAGTCGCTCTTACACAATTCGAGATTTACTTGTAGTTGCTTGACCTCTAGTACGCTCTCAGCGAGAGTCAATGTAGAAGTGTCAGAGAAATCACAAGTAGCATCCTTAGTGATAGCATCAAGGTTGATAGTCTTTAGGACTTCCTTGAATTTAACATTAGGTTTAATTGTAACACCGCCACCTTCAATAGTGTCGGCACTCAACAATGCAGCAGAAACATATTTCCCTGCAAATTCACCAGCATATGTGGTAGTTACTGAAGTGGTTGTAGCCATTTTTCTTCTTTATTAAAATTAGGATAATTTACTAAATACACGACCTAGTGTCGTTTGAGGAGCTTTCTTCTCCAAGCGATTAAACTCGGCTTTCTTCTCAACAGGTGCTGCTGCAACCTTCTTAGCAGCTGGAGCTTCATCAATGCTCATCTCTACCTTTGGTTCTTCAGCACTCATTTCTTCCTCTTGAGGCATCATAGCAGCAATCATCTCTTTGATTTCAGATACTGCGCTTTCAAACTCCTCTTTGGTAACATAGCTCATTTCTTCTTCCTCTGCCATCTCCTCTTGTACAGGTTCTTCAGCAGATTGCTCTACCTCTACTTCTTCTTCTACTGCTGCCTCACGAATCTCGGCGATAACGCCTTCTTCTTCGATTACCATTACACGACCATCTTCTAGTTCGTGTTCGCCTACTGGAGCAGCGACCTTCTCATCATCCTCACCTACTAGGAATACATTTTGACCAGCCTCGAAAGACTCAGCCTCAATCATTACACCATTAGCAAGGCGCATCATCGCCATCTCTACCTTTACCTCCTCAACAGGAGCAGCTTCTTCACTTGGAGCGAGAGCCATTTCAATCTTCTTGAAAACTTCGTTTAGATTCATCTTCTTGAACTTTGTTAATTAAAAAACTATTTATTGATATTTTGGGTTACTTTCTACAACTGATCCAGTTCCTTCAACTTGCTCTCTGCCCATCTCTTAGCACTCAGTCCACCCCATAGCATATAGCTGATATAACCGCAAGATGTGGTGTCTCCTTCATCGTAGTATTCTTGCGCTCTACTTAGATAGCTATACATACGCTTGATAGTCTCAACTGATACTGGTTGCTTCTGTGCTAGTTGTTGCGCTCGTATCTTACCCACTTGAGTAGCGCACTGGTTGCCTTGCTTCTCATTGAGTTCGATTCCTTTCTTCGCGTTGTTAGATACTGAATCAGGATAGTCTCGGTAAGACTCCATCTCCAGTTTCTTTCCATTCTTATATCTCTTGTCGTTCTTGATAACGCCTTTGGCTATTCCCAATAGATAAAGTGATAAGAGGTGTTCTGCTTCGGCATCTTCGATTGCTGATAGCTCGGTATTGACTTCAATAGCGGATTCTCGCTGTAAGAACCATCCTTCGATGCTAAACCCTTTGACCTTACCTTCTTTGACATAGCCTTCCCATATATCATCGTTATTAACCTTCATGCTAACCATCCAAGTACCTACTGGGTACTCTAAGCCATAGGCTCTAGACTTGTCCTTCTCGCTGTCCTCTATAATCCAGCTCTCAACAAGGGATAAGCCCTCTATCTTATGATTATGCTCTAGAGTAGCGTTTCCTTGCTTACCATTCATCAAGTACAACTCCGATGCTCTGCGTATCGTTTCCTTAGTGAAGAACACATAGTATTCCTCATCACCATCGACACGATAGATAGGCTTATCTGGAATCATAGCTGCACCCATCAAGATGCGCTTCTCCTGATCTACCTCCTTGAACTCAAACTTATGCTCCTTGCTCATTGTGATGAAGTCCTCCTCTATCGCTGGATGCTCTACGATGCTGATAGCATCAATGCCGTGCAATAGCTTCTCCTCATCTAATACCAATTCAAAAAATCTCATACTATCCGAATGTTGCTGTTTCTTCTATTTTTCTGTCGAGCTTCTGTGCGCTCTGTATGTCTTGGTTCACTACATAGGCTCTCATAGATGTGCCTTGTAGGCTCTCTGCAATTTGGTTGCCTAAGTTAGCACCTGATGTATCAAAGCCGATACTAGCGTTCAACCCTTGTGGTCTAGGGATGTTTGATGCTGGAGGTGATGGAGCTGCGCCTCTGCTACCCCCTCCTACGGATCTACCGCCTACGCTTACACTAGAGGTAGAAGTTGTAGGGATGTCAGTAGCGTAGATACTACGCACACTAGCGATACCACTTGCTACTACACCAGCTGCCGCAACAGCACCAAAGATACCCCCTTGTGCTAGGGCTTTAGTAGCACCTGTATAGGTGTTTATGATAGCCTCTGCTGCGCTGATGGCTTTACCAGCCGCTGCATTCTCACCAGCCAACTGACCTAGACCATTTAATGCTCCAGCGACTATCTCTAGTTCTGCTATCTTTTGGTCTCTAGTTTTCTTTAGAGAGTCTTTTCTAATTCCTTCAGCAACATCCGCATACTGCTGGTCTATCATAGCCATATTGTTGCGAAGCATCTTGTGCAGCTGCAACTCGTTATCTACGGCTAGTTTTTTGCTGTCTACTGCTTTGGTGTTTAGCTCTATGATAGCACTCTCCTCATCACGAATCGCCTGAGCTGCATCTCTTACTTGTTTGTTTAGGGTATTATAGGTAGCTACCAATTCCTTCAATCGAGTATCACGCTGTGCTTGTAATTCAATTACACGAGCATTCGCTTCCGCTTCTGCCTGTAAGTCCTCACGAGTAGATTCCCCTAGTGCGTTCTGCTCTTTGAGGATTCTTGCTCTCTCCTCTGCTATGGCTACCTCCTCATCGGCTAGTTGCTTCTCTAAGTCCATAGCATCTTTCAATGCTGCGGCTCTTGTTTGGAGGTCTTTGGTCTCATCTGCAGCAACCAGTTTCAATGCTTCAATACTAGCAAGTCTTTTTGCTCTAGTCTCTATCATTGAAATCTCACGATCCTGTAATGCTTGGAAGTCTTTTTCTAGTTGTACGGCTGCGGCCGACTCTGCTCGTATCTCCTCACCCAATCCTTGAAATGAACTCTTGAGTAAGTCTACACCACCTCTGAAATCACCAGAGATAATCTTGAACAGACCTTCACCAAAACTAGAAACACGATCAACCAATACATCAATGGTTGCGCCTACGGCTTTGAATACTTGGTTTATCTTATCTGCGCCTCTCTGTGTATTGGTGAAATAAGATACTAGCGTACCAATAGCGAGAACCAATGCTCCGATACCTGTGGCTGCAATAGCAACCTTCAAGGACTTCATTGCCTTGACTCCATTCTTGATACCTGTAACTGCGCTCTTGAATCCTGATACTAGACCACCAGTCATCTTGTCGATACCAGCAGCTAATCCATCAAACGAGCCTTCTGCTTTGTCTGCTGCTTTCGCAGTATCTTCTACGGCATCAGTTAGCTTGTCTACATTATTGACTGCCTTATCCGTTTTGACATTTATCTCTATTTCCCTTCTCTCAGCCATTTGATGTGTTGTTTAGCCTCCTTCCAAGTGGTGATTACTTTGTACTTACCCTTCGCTATCTGTACCTCCTCTGTGAAGTGGTCAGCGTATGGAAGTTGCTTAATTATAAAACCCAAGTCCATTATACATCGTTTAGAAGTTCAAGTGTCGCTTCTCTCGTTCTCAAGTTAAGGTTCACCTCATTTATGATATACCGCTTACCAGCGATGACTAGCTTATCGTTCATCTTCAACTGATAGATGGTAGTGATAGGTAAGATAGCCTTGAAGCTATATACCCTCCTACTCGCTGAGTAGAGGTCGGTAACATAGTCCTCCCAGAACTCTCCATAGAGCGTTTGGTTAAACGCCTGTTCATGATACGGATCTATCTCTAGACCGAAGGTGAGCATCTGTGTTACATCATCTGCTACTTGATTGTCTACATTGGCGATAAACACACAATCGTTCATAGGATCAGCTGGGCTAGGTGTTAGCCCTGTTTCATCTAGGAAGCCAATAGGAGTACCGCTAATGTCTAGCGTTCCGTTAGAGTAGAATATAATTGGCGCACCAATATAAGGCTCTAGGTCTTTGTCTATCGACTTGCCTACTAGGAAGTCTACACCATTTCCTGTATTCGTATCTATTAGCTTGTCAAAGCGTAGCAGCTCAAAGGAGGTCTGGTTAGTAAGCTCTCCACCATCGAAGGAGAAGTCTGCTCTCAAGTCTCCATATCCAATGCCTCCGTTCTGGAGTCTATGTTGGCGCATTGCTATGCTATCGGCTAACTGATGCTCTAGTTTTAGTCTACGATATAGCTCTGGTTTAGCAACTCTATGGCTAGAGATGTCTGTGAACTCTGTGATGTCGTATGTTGATCCTGAAGCATACCAATCATCTAACGGCTCTAGAGTGAACTCCGTAGCACTTGTAGATTCAATCGTGAGGTTGAACATCTTAACAAGCCCTGTGATGAAGTCGCTAATCTTCTGCTCTGGCATTTGGTCAGCTATTACTACATCATTATCAAAGTTATTTGGAGTACCACCTGTACTAGCAGTACCTACAACAGCAGTAGGGAAGGTCGTTCTAAAGAACTCTACATTGGTAAGATACAAGTCAAAGGAAGCACCAGCAGAACCTTGCGCTGGTCCATACTTGATAATGACACTATCATTCAGCTTCAATCCATTCAAGGGGATAGTCTCACCAGTTACCGATGTGGTGTAATTACGCACCGCTGCTTGTACTCCATTTACAAATACATATACTGCGGCATCGCCTCCTGATAGCGTTACATCATAGGTGAGGTCTACACTAAGAGTTCCAGCTCCTACCTTCCAACCAGCACCATCAACCGCTAACGCACTAGTTCCTGTTTGGTAATCATAGAAGCGAACACTAGATGGATTCCATCCGTTCTCTTGATCTTTAAACATAAACCCCTCTCTGCGATGACACCACATATAGAGGTTAGTAAACTTGCTAGAGGCAAAGAAGTTGCTATTAAAGGTGATACCATACTTGGCTTCTATCGCATCAATGAGTGCTGCTAGTTTAATAGCTGGTTTCAGCTCATAGTAGTTTAACCCGTGATTGTCATTAGTCGTATGGTACGCTAGGTTGTAGTCGTTATGTGATGAGCTATTACTATCATAGAACCACGCCTCCTTTGGAGAGATAAGAGGATATATGATATTCCCACTACTCAATCCAGACTCTGCTCCTGTGCGGACATTTGCTCCTGTGTATTCGTGATTATATGCTAATAGGTCGAGGTCGGTAAGTTCATCCTCACCGAACAAGTCCTTCAAGTTTACCCCAGCAGAGAAGAACACTATCTCGTAGCTTGAGGCTACCCCATTCTTCATATTGACTCCTAGCAGTTCAATGCTACCCTCTCTGAATGGCTCTTTGTCGAGTATCAAGGTTGCCGATTGTCTAAGGGAGGCAGCGAAGCCTCCTGAGATGTCAGCGTTGTAGTAGTGCTTGAATACTGCGTTATTAGTCCTAGATGCTGGTACGCTAAAGTTCTGCGTATAGTCCGCAAATATCTTACTGATGTCCTTGATGTTCTGGACACTCAGCTTGATATTGACATCCTCATCTTTGAAGGTGTCGAGTCTTTCTGATCCGATGTATATCTCTATCATACAACCAAGTTCTGCTCTAGGTCATTGTATTCAATCTCTAGAGTGTAGTTGATAGTCTTATCGTTGATGTGCTTCTGCTTGGTAAGGTTCGTAGTAACTACATTCACCCAACGATACGATTGACCTATCTCGTAGGTGCTACCGCTTCTATTGGTGATTCTATTGATGACCATATAGATAGTCTCGCTCATTAGCAATTCCTCTACCACATCACCGAAGTCCTCATCTACGAAGCCTGTGTTTAGCGTTATCCTATTATCCTTAGTGTAGTTGTAGTTCTGCTTTGTAGGTGCTGCTGAACCAAAGGTGAAGCCACTAGATCCTGATGAACCTAACGATGGCTTGTAGCTCTCCTTCGTGATACTTAGGCTTTCAGTCTGCTTCTTGAAGAAGGTGATGCTATCCCACGCTCCTAACTTGTTTACAAAGAATATCTGCTGAGGTGTGTACTTAGGCTCACATACATTGTAGATTCTACGCTCGTCTATTACCTCACCAAAGCCGTTCATTAGCTGGGCATCGTAGTATTCGGTGTTGTATGGTGCAGTTCCTGATAGACCAGCCGATACTTTTCTATTGGTCAAGTTGGCTATACCTATTGGGAATAGGATGACTCTATCTTGTGCTAAGTCTCCACCCATAAAGGTTTCAGTAACCTCGAACTGATAGCTAGTACCATCATCATTCAATATCTTCAAGTAGCGCAGCCCTATGTTCGCACATTGTAGCGACTCGATAGTACCGCCATCTGCTACTACTCTGTCCTCATACCCATAGACTATATCAAGTCCTGTTAGAGGATCAGCACCTAAGAACACAGGAAGCATCTGCGTATCGTTAGCTGAGAAGTATCTGCTGTCGTTATTCCATAAGATGTTCTCTGTGATAGTAGCATTCGTACCCTCCAAGAGTGTAGAGTACCCATTGGTTACCATAAAGCGATCAGTAGTGCCTGTG